GTGCAGGCAGCGGAAGTAGAAGATGAAATTAAAAAGGAGATTGAGCCATGAGCCAGAATGACAATGAAAGAATTTGGAAGATTAATGGACTTGAATTAGAATTGGATCTTGAAGATGCAGATATCTTTGAAAAAGTAATGAAGTCCTTTGAGCAGATGGATGCAGATGCAAATAGTCTTGATAAAGTAGGAAGTGTGCCTGGTTTTATTAGAGGATACTGCAATGTTCACTATAAATTCTATGACAGAGTATTTGGAGACGGAACGGGAGAGAAAATCTTTGGTGGTAAGAAAAACACCAGAATTTGTGATGAAGTCTATGATAATTTCCTTAACTTTATGCAGACAGCAGTTAAAAAAGCAAATGCAAGACGTTTTGAGATATCTAATAAGTATGCACCAAATAGAGAGCAGAGAAGAGGAAAAAAGAAGAATTTCAAATCCTATAACGGCGGTAAACGATGAATCCTTTGTACGAACCGTTTCCGGATTATGTAGTCGTAAATGACAAAAGAGTTCGGATTGTAACGGACTTCCGGGAATATATAAAGCTTATAGATCTTTTAAAAGATGATGAAGTCAATACAATTGAGAAAGCAGAGCTCATTATGTCATGGTTTCTTGATGAACCGGCCGGAGAATTTTCAGAATGTTTGCAAGCACT